ATTTTGGTAAATGGGAAGATAAAAAGTTTATATTTACTAAAGATATTGAAGAAGAAATAGCTGATGTTCTAGTTATGCTTAAACAAATTCAATATCATTATAAAATAAAAGACGAAAACATTGAAAAAACAATGAAATATAAGATAGAAAGACAATTAGATAGAATTGAAGAAGAAAAAACACAAAAAAACCAAAAATAATGTGATTTTTTGCAAAAAAAGTGCAAAAATGCACAAAATAATGTGGAAAATGCACGATATTTTTAGAAAAGAGGTAGAAAATGAAAATTTTAGATAAAATATTTAAAAGAAAAAGAAATTTAAAATATTATGCTAAAAAATATGCAAAAGTAAATATTGATAGTGTTCGTTTATGCAGATTGGTTCCATTAGATAAAAAGAAAAAACCAAAATATGCAGTATTTGTTAATGAAGGTGATAAGAGGTCTTATAGTGATTGGTTACGATATATAGGAAGTTATGATATAATGTTCTTATTGAACGATGACTTGGAGATAGAGCAAATCGAAACTGATGTCATTCTTGATGTATCACCATTTACTGATGGAGAGAGATATGTTTTTGAAAAGCCTTTACAAGTAGAATTAGGCTTTGATGAAGAACACGCAGATAAAACAAAATGGCAAGAAATAAAAGTATGGAATATATAGGAGGAAATTATGAGTACAGAAGAAAAGTTAAATAGAATATGTGAAATGTATAAGGAATTGCTAGAATTAGGCGCAATAGATGAGGTAGAAGTTGATAAACTTTATTTTCACTTAAAATTTTGTATAGAAACTATTAAAGAACTAGAGGGTAAAACAAATGAAGAATAATTATAAATGGAATTACGATATTAAAATAAAGACTAAAGAAGGAACATTTGAATACGAAAAGGAAACATTAGATAATATAGACTTATTACTAGAGAAACACCCTAACTATGAAGAATTAAAAGCAACAAAAGTGGAAAATATTGGTAAAAAATTAGTAAAAAAGATAGGAGAAAAAAGAAATGAAAAATAAAAAAATGATATCTAAAATTATAATAGGAATAGCATTGTTATTAGTACCATTTTTAATGACAGGTTGCACTGACGCAGAAACAGTTAGTTATAACATAAGCAAAGATGCTGATATGTTTAGAGTAAAAAGAAGAATAACTTTTATAAATTTAAGAAGTGATGAATTTTTGTTTACAATAACAGGAAATTGCTCAATTCAAGATGGGGAAAGTAACGAACTAGATATTATTTGTAGAATAGGAGACCGTAAATATCAAAAACATATGCTTAAAAATGCTAATGAAACTACATATGTAATAGAACAATTGGAATATAGTGATGTTAGTAAATATGATTATGAAATAGTATTTAGACCTAAAGCAATTATTCCAATAAGAATAGAAACTGAAACAAAGGGAGATTAGCAATGATAATAGGTAGAAAAGGTGGAAGAATAAATGAAAGAAGAAAGTATAGAAGAAGCTAGAAAAGTAGTAATAACTTCTTTAAATGTATCTAAAATAATGGAATTAGATAAATACGAGCTAATATTTAATATAGATTATTTTTTAACGCATTACGAAGAAGAAACAGGAATTAAAGTAAAAAAGAAGGTAAAATATGAGTGATTTTTGGTTAGGAATTATAATAGGCTACATAATAGGTTGCATTGTAGCTTTTATAGTAGAAATATTATGTATTGCAAGTGGTAGAAGTGATATTGATACTTGGATGTATGAAGAAGATGAGACTAATTGCAAAAAGAAATAAAATATAGTAGAATAGGAGTGGTGGTAGAAATATCGCCATTCCCTTTTTTATTCTATTAAGGGAGACAGGTTTTTTCTACCTCCTGTCTCTTTTGTGTTATAATGGAGTAAAAGAGGTGGCTAAATGAAAATTAATGTATTATGGAGTTTTGGTGAAGCAGTTGAGAATATTAAGGCGATAAAGGAGTATTATATAGACCTTTTATCGTCTTTTTCTATTTATGAAGGTAAACAGAAGAATATTGCTCAAGGAGAAATTAAGAGGCAAATATATAGTTTAGGAATACTAGAATGGCAAAAGGATAAATTATGGGAGTTTATGAATGATGATGTGCCATATGCTATGCTTGTTCATTTAGGAAATAGACAAAAACCTAATTGAATGTTATAATTTTAGATAGGTAGGAGATGATACTAAATGCCTGTTAGAAAAGTAAAAGGTGGATATAGATGGGGTAGTAAAGGTAAAGTCTATAAATCTAAAAGCAAAGCATTAAAACAAGGTAGAGCAATCGCAATAAGTAAAAAGAGAAGAAGGAAATAATATGAACATAGATAAAATGGTTAATATGATATTAATTAAGTTATCACAAGACCATAATATCTTTTATATGGAAAGAAGAAGTTATAAAGATAATAGAGTATTTAAATCGTTCATAATTAAGATAGATGATAACACAGAAGAATTTAATAGTAAGAAAGACTTATTATTATACATAAAGGAGATGATATAATTGGCAAGAACCAAATTAACTGATGAACAAAAGCAAAAGATTATTGCAGATTATATCGAAACTCAAAATTTAAGGGAAACTGCTAGATTAAATGATGTTAGTGATATGACAGTTAAAAGAATTATAGATAAAGACCCAAGCACGTTGCAAAAGGTTGAGCAAAAAAAACAAGACACTACTATGAACCTGTTAGATGAGATGGATAGGCACAAAGAGAAGCGAATAAAACTCTTAACTAAAATGGTTGATAGGATGGATGACAAACTTGAGAATATAGATATGTTTACTAATATTAAGGACTTATCTACTGCATATGGAATTATGATGGATAAAGAACTTAAGTTTGCCGAGATGAAACGATATAAAGAAGAGAGTAGTGATATTATCATCTCAATTCCTGCTAAAGATATGCCTAGGTCATTTGTAGATGTGTATAGAGATATCATAGATAGGAAACACTTTGAATATTGGCTAGAAGGTGGGAGAGGTTCTGACAAATCATCAATGTGGAGTGAGATTGTTGCAGAACTACTAGAGAATAACCCACGAATGTGTGCATTGCTAATAAGGAAGGTTGCTAACACATTAAAAGATAGTGTATATAGCCAAATGCAATGGGGAATAGATAAACTAGGAGAAACTTATCCACAAGTTCCTACACATTGGAAATCAACTAAATCTCCATTAGAAATAGTTAATGAAAAGACAGGACAAATTATTTATTTTAGAGGTGCAGATGACCCTGTTAAGATTAAATCAATAAAACCTCCTAAAGATAAGTATATTGGTATAGTTGTATATGAAGAGTTTGACCAAATGAATGGTATGAACGAAGTTGGAACAATAGATAGGTCTGTTATTCGTGGTGGTGAAGACTTTGTTGTATTTAGAGTATATAATACGCCACCTAGTTCACAACACTTTGTAAACAAGGAAAAGAAGATACCAAAAGCCGATAGATTAATACATAGAAGTGATTATAGAGATGTTCCTAAAGAATGGCTAGGTCAAAAGTTCTTTGATGAAGCCGAATATATGCAATCAGTTAATGAAAAGCAATATAGGAATATATATTTAGGAGAAGAAACAGGAACAGGTGGAAATGTATTTGAAAATATTGAATTAAGAGAGATAACTGATGAAGAAATAAGCACATATGATTATTTATATCAAGGAATAGACTTTGGTTGGTTCCCTGACCCTCTTGCTTGGGTAAAATGTTGTTATAACCCATCTCAAAGAACTCTATATATCTTTGATGAATTTGTGGTAAATAAGATGAGCAACCAAGATGTTTGGAATACATTGAAGGAGGAAAAAGGAGTTGATGAAGATGATTTAATAATAGCAGATAGTGCAGAACCTAAATCAATAGGAGATTTCAAAAGTTATGGAGCATTAATTAAGGGTGCCGAAAAGGGAGCAGGTAGTGTTGACTATTCTATGAAGTGGTTAGCCTCATTAACAAAGATAGTCATAGACCCTAATAGAACACCTGAATGTGCAGAAGAATTTAGCACATACGAATATGAACAGGATAAAGATGGGAATTATATTAGTGGTTATGTAGACGCAGATAACCATACAATAGACGCAGTAAGATACGCATTAAATAATATTTGGAGAAAGAAAGGACAATAGTATATGTTAGGTAAATTATGGACTTGGATATTAAATAAGATATTCCATATCCCAACTGAAACAAGACAAAAAGAAATAGAAGATAATTCAAAATATGCTATGGCTTATGAAAGAATAGATAACATCAATTTCTCTAGTATATTCTCAAATAAACTAGCAAACTATACAATAAGCGATAGTAATATGAATATTGAAGGAGATAACGAAAGAGTTAATCTCTTAAATAAAACAGGACAATCAATGTGGAAAAAGATGAAGAAAATAACTTCAATGTCATTTGGATATGGTGGAGTTTTCTTAATTCCATATGTAAAGAATAATAAGTTGTTCTATACGATTGTTCCACAATCAAGAGTAACAATAGACGCAACTGAAGGAGATTTAATCACAGGAGCGACAATTCTAGCAGAAAGAAAGGAAATATCAAGAGGAATAGGTCAAACAAAGACTTATATAAGATGGACCAACTATAAACTAGAAAGAGTAAACGATGAAGCATATAATTGTGTAATAGAGCAAAGATTTACTGATGAAACAGGAGCAGAAATACCTACACCTGAATTTTGGAATAATATTCTATTAAAACAAATTATATCAAACGTAGATAGAGCATTATTAGGATATATACCATCACCAATCAATAATCGTAGACCTAGTGGCAAATATGGAGTTCCAATAACATATGGTTGTGAAGCAACAATATTTGAAATAAGACAAACAATGAAGCAAATGATAAGAGAATATGAACTTAAAGAATGCTTTGTTGGTGTAGATACAACTATGTTTAGAGAAAAGAATGGTAAAGATGTATTGCCAAAAGATGGTTTATTTAAAAGAATAGACGCAACTGATGATGATTTCTTTGAAGTGTTTGACCCTCAATTTAGAGATTTCACAATAAGACTACAAGAACTATATAAGAGACTAGAACACGAAATAGGAACATCATATGGAATATTAAGTGAAGTAGAAACACAAAATGCTACTGCAACTGAAATAAAAAGAGCAATGTATGATACCTTCACAATAGTTGATGATATGAGAAGCAATATTGAGAAAGGACTAGATGACTTTTTCTATGCTTGTAATGTATTGGCAAATGCTTACAATCTATCACCACAAGGAGAATATGAGTTAAGTTTTGAATGGAGTTATTCATTAACAGAAGATACTCAAACAGAATGGAACCAAATGGTACTTGCTAATAATAAAGGTATCATAAGTAATGTAGAAATGAGGCAATGGCTAAAACCTGATGAAACACTAGAAGAAAGTGAGAAAGCCATTGAGGAAATAAAGAAATCTCAACCAACTGTTGAAGAAATAATGGGAGGTAATGAATAATGAAATTAATAGTAAATGCAAATAAAGTAGTGCTTGATGAAAAAGACAAACTAAATGCAGGAGAATACAATATACATCAAGTTGAGTTTGTATTTAGTGAAGAATACAATAATTTAGTAAAAAAGGCTACATTTAGCACTAAAAATCATTCATATTTAGTAGATTTGCCTAATGGTTCTTGTATAATACCTTATGAAGTGTTAGAAGAAACAGGAGACTTTGAAATAGGAGCGTTTGGATATGAAACTAATGGAGATGATTTAGTTTTAAGATATTCCCCAAGCCCTACTTATGTTCACGTCGATTTAGGAAGTTATAGAGATAATTTTGACAACTATCACGTTCCTACTGCAGATGTAATAGAACAATTAACTGAAAGAATAGAAAATGCCGAAGCAACAGTTGAAGGTTATGATGATAGATTAACAATTGCCGAAGATAAACTTGAAGGAATAGAAGATGGTGCAGAAGTAAATATCATAGAAGATGTAAAAGTAAATGGAACGTCTTTGGAAGTAATAGACAAGAGTGTAAATATACCTGTTCCTACTAAAACAAGTGATTTGAATAACGATAGTGGTTATATTACTAACACAGTAGATGACTTAACAAATTATACTAAAACAGGTGATATGAATACTGCTATAAACAATGCAGTAAATGGAGAAAAAGAATTAAGACAACAAGCAGATACTAACTTGCAAACACAAATAGATGCAATTACAAGTTCAACTGATGTTGTTGATGTAGTTGGAACATATCAAGAATTATTAGATTATGACACTTCAAAACTAACTGATAAAGATGTTATTAAAGTATTACAAGATAGTACCCATAACGATGCTTTAAGTTATTATAGATGGATAATCACAGGTGGAACAGGTGCTTGGAATTATGTAGGAAGTGAAGGACCTTTTTATACAAAAGGAGAAACTGATACATTATTAAATACAAAACAAAATACAATAGATAATTCACATAAATTAAGTGCCGATTATGTAGATGATACTTTAACTACAAATAAATTTACAAGTACAAGTGAAAAAGCAACTTGGAATGCTAAATATGACAAGCCAAGTGGTGGTATACCTAAAACTGATTTATCAAGTGCAGTTCAAACATCATTAGGTAAAGCAGATACTGCTATTCAAGATGTAAGTGATAAAGAAGATAAATCAAATAAAGTAACATCAATAACATCAAGTTCTACTGATACACAATATCCAAGTGCTAAATTGTTATATGATAAATTACAAGAAATAAACGATGAATTATACAACAATTCAGAAGTAAGTGGCACAGGAGAAACCCTAACACTAAACAATACTGCTGAAAGTATATTAAAAATGGTGTTATATGGTAATACAAGTCAATATACTACAACAGGGAAAAACTTATTACCTTATTCGCTTAATTCATTAAAAGGACATAATACAAGTGGAACTTGGAACAATAATATTTATACATTAAATAATTTAACTTTTACAATAAATGATGATTTAACAATAAAAGTTAATGGAACTGCAAATGCACAAACAATTTTTAGAATTGCAAAAAACCCTACTATTTCAGGAACAATGGTATTAAATGGTTGTCCTAGTGATGGAGATTATAATAAATATTTTTTAATATATTCTAATAATGTTGATACTTCTTATCGTGATGAGGGAAGTGGTGTAAATATAACTCAAATGGCAGGAGATAATAATACGATAGAAATGGTTATTAGAAATAGCCAAGCATTAAGTAATGTTTTATTTAAGCCAATGATTTCAACAAATGGTGGAGATTATGAGCCATACACAAATGGTGCTTCACCAAATCCTAGTTATCCACAACCTATCAATGTAGTAAGTGGAGATAATACAATAAAGGTAGAGGGAGAAAATATCTTCAATTCTTCTTGGGAAAACAAGCAAATTGGTAGTGATGGCACAATATCAAACGTGCAATATAGATTATTAAGTGATTATATACAAGTTCAACCAAACACTAAATATTACTTTTCTTGGAAATATACATTAAACAATTCTTATTTACTATATGGAGAATATGATAGTAGCAAAACATTTATAGTAAGAAATGCAGGTAATTCAAGCCCAACAAGTTTTACAACAGGTGCAACAACAAAATATATAAGATTAAACTTATCGTTAGAAACAAATATACAATTCAATGCAAGTGATGTTAGTGAGGTTATGCTATCATTATCAAATGTTCCATACTCTCCATACACTAGCCAAACATATCCTATAAATCTACCAGTAGAGAATTTAGCACAATATGATACTAACGATTATACAAGTAGTGCTTTAGGTAGTCTAGGTTCATTTAATATTACATTAGACAATAGTTTTAATGTAAAAAATGGAGAAGAATACTACTTTAGTGCAGATATTAAATTAAATAGTGGAACTGCAACTACTTTACAAATATTAAGAAGTGGAAATGTAGGAGGTGGAGGACAAGATACCAACTTTATAAGCAACCCTAATCTTACAAGTGATTATCAAAGATATATTTCAAAAGTAACATTTACACAAGATGTAACATTAACTCAAATAGCATTTCAAGTAACAGGACAAGCAAATAATGCAGTAATAGAAGTTAGAAATTTAATGATTTCAAAATATCAAAGTGAAAAGTATTATGCTTATGGAACAACACCAATAGAACTATGTAAAATAGGAGATTATCAAGACTACTTTACTAAAAATAGTGGGAAGAATTTATTTAATGAAAATATAATAACAACAAAAGAATTAAATGGAATTACTGCAAAGTTTGAAAATGGAAAAATTAAAGTATATGGAACTGCTAGTGCAAATACAAACTTATATTGGGATTTTTCATTAAGCCAATATTTATTAAATGAAACATTAACTTTATCTTATAATGGTGATATATCTAATATAGTAAATCTAGGCTTAAAAAAAGGTGGAGTAGATAAAGCAATAATTACACCACCAAACACAAGTAATACTTTTATAGCAACACAAGCATTGATTGATGATATAACTACATTTTCTATATGGATAACAAGTGGTAAAGTAGTAAATGCAACTTTTAATATTCAATTAGAACTGGGTAGTCAAGCAACAACCTACGAGCCTTATGGAACAAATCAATGGTGTAAGTATAATGCTATTGGGAAAGTAGTGTTAGATGGAACTGAGGATTGGGGAAGTTTTCAAGTTGAAACTAGTGGTTTAGGTAGAGCTATAGCAAACGATATGGAAAATGTATATTATGACAGCAATATAGCAACATTATTAAGTGATAAGTTAGTAGGAACAAAATATTCAGGAAGTTGGAATAACACCTATGAGTGCATAGCAACTTTAAATAATAATAGATTTATTGCATATTTAAAAGAAGTGGCTAACATAACTGAATTTAAGGCAAAATTATCAAGTGGTTATGAAGTAATTTATGCACTATCATCACCATACCTTTCATTAATAGAAAACGAAACATTACAATCTCAATTAGATGCAATAGAAAAAGCATTTAGTTATGAAGGACAGACTAATGTATCACAAGAGAATAACGATTTACCTTTTAAACTAGACTTGAAAGCCATATTAGATTGGAGGAATTAAAGTTGACAATATA